AATAAGGAGAACCTAAATGGCAAACAAGATAATAAAGTATAACCTTACAGGCGGTGGAACTATTCCAACTTATATAGCGGATGGTGGGTACTACCCAAAAGCTAATGGCGGATCTTCACCTCAAGACTGGGATTTAATTGGTGCAACTGTAGATGGATCAAGTGAAACTGGATTAGGTGAACTTGCAAATAAAGCAGCTGTAAAATCATATTTAGATACGTATACATCTGATTGGAAAGAACGTAATGATGCAGGTGAAGAAGTAGATTTTGATCAAGACGCAGCAGCTACTCATATTTGGGCTAAAAAAATAGATTAAGGAATTTAAATGGCGAACTACCCGCAACTAGATGACTGTGTGGGCGTATGGACTTTGAAAGAAGTCAACGACGCTGTTATGGGTGGCTATTGGCGTAATCATGGAACACGAGGAATATTTGGAGGAGGTTATTCTGCTCCAGCCCTTATTGCTGCAGCTGATTTTGTAACAATTGCAACAACTGGAAATGCTGCTGCTTTTGGTAATTTAAGTGTAAGTAGAAGACATTTAACTGCTTTCAGTTCTTTTAATAGAAATTTTTTTGCAGGAGGTGCAACTCCTTCAATGGTTAATCATATTGATTATTTTACAACATCATCACAAGGTAATGCATCTGACTTTGGAGATTTAACAAATGCTAGAAAAGCAATTGGCGCATCAAGTAATTCTACAAGAGGTGTAGTTTTTGGAGGCACTAATCCATCAAACGTAAATATAATAGATTATATTACTATGGCATCAGTTGGTAATGCAATTGACTTTGGAGATTTAACTACAGTAGCAAATGGTGCTACAGGAGCATCTTCTCCGGTTAGAGGAATTAGATTAGGAGGGCAGCCTGTTTCAGCTACTATAGATTTTTTTGAAATAGCAACAACAGGAAACGCTATAGATTTTGGAGATTTAGCAGTAAGTGTAGCAGACGCTGCTTCATTTGATTCTTCAACAAGAGGAGTTGCTGTAGGAGGTTATCCTGGTGGTTCTAATACAAACACTATTCAATATGTTACCATAGCTTCACAGGGTAATGCTGTAGATTATGGAGATGCTACAAATGCTTTAGATGTAACTGGTGGCACATCTAATTCTATAAGAGGATTAAAAGGTGGAGGACCTGGTGTATCAAATGTTATAGATTATATAACTATTACTAATGGTGGTACGGCTCTTGACTTTGGAGATTTAGCTACTGCAAGAACAGAATTAGATGCAACATCAAATGCACACGGTGGTTTAAATGAAGGCTATCAAGGAACAAGAATAGCACCGATATCACAAGGTGGTGGTGGAGGACAGAGATTAATTTTTGCAGGTGGTGAATATAATTATACAGCTAAAGTTGGTTTTGTAACTATTTCAACTTTAGGTAATGAAAATGATTTTGGAGAGCTAGTTACAGCTACCTCTGCTTTAGCAGGTGCATCTAGTTCCACTAGATGTTTGATTGGAGGAGGGCAAACTCCATCAGCAAATCTAGATACAATTAATTATGCTGAATTCAGCTCAAAAGGAAATTTTGCAGATTTTGGAGATTTAACTGGAAGAAGAGATAAACTTCCTGGTTGTTCTAATGATACTAGAGGAGTGTGGGGTGCTGGTAGAGATAATTCAGATGACAATGCTTTGGCAAATATTATAGATTATGTAGTTATTGCAACAATAGGAAATGCTTCTGATTTTGGAGACGCAACTGTTTCAAGACAAGGTGGCTCAGGTACAGCATCTACTACAAGAGGTTTGTTTGGTGGTGGTTTTACTCCATCATATTCAGATGTAATAGATTATATTACAATTGGTTCTACAGGTGATGCTACAGACTTTGGAAATTTAACGGTTGCAAGGGGAGCAAGTGGTAATAGTGCTTCTAGTTCAACTAGAGCAACTTTTGCTGGTGGAAGTGGATCTCCAGCAAATTCTAATGTTATAGATTATGTAACTATTGCTTCAACAGGCAATGCTAATGATTTTGGCGATCTTGAATTTATTACAGCTTATGCATCAGGTTCAAGTAATTCAACAAGAGGTGTTTATTCTGGTTTTAATAATACAGGTGCCACAGGTGCAGATGGAAGTTTTGGTAACTGTCCTCATATATCTTATATCACTATTGCTTCTACTGGAAACTATACTGACTTTGGAGATTTAACCCATTCACCTAGAGATTCTAGCGGAAGATATGCTATAGCAGCGGCTTCTAATGGTCACGGAGGATTAGCATAATGGCTGTTTGGGATATTAAAGAACGGTATAAAAAAGCTAGAGGTAATGAGATTAGAGGTGATTTATGTGTTACTTATGGTGGAGCTACAGATACTTCTGGAACTGGAACAACAGGCAGTGGTGTTATACAAATATCTTCTACAGGTAACGAAGTAAGTTTTGGAAGCATTAAAAGTGGTGATGGAACAGGATGCACTGGCTTAGGTTCTTCTACAAGAGGAGTTTTTGGTACACACACTCCAGCGCAAGCTAATATAGATTATATTACTTTTTCAAGTAAAGGAAACGGTGCAGATTTTGGAGACTCAACTTCTAATAGATTTTCAGCATCAGGCGTATCTAGTAATACAAGAGGGGTATTTATGGGTGGTGCAACACCTAGTAGAGTTAATGTTATAGATTTTGTTACAATTGCATCTGTAGGTAACGCAATTGATTTTGGTGATTTAACAGCGGGAACAGCTGCTGGAGCAGAAGGTGCAAGTAGCACTAGAGGATTAAGAATGGGTGGATCAACACCATCTAATGTTAATGTTATTGATTTTATAACTATTTCTACAACTGGCAATGCAACTGACTTTGGAGATTTATCTGCTGCTAGACAAGGCTCAGGAAGTGCTAATTCATTAACAAGATCTGTGATAGGTGGAGGTATTGAACCATCACTGGTTAATACTATAGAATTTGTAACAACAGCTTCAGCTGGTAATGCGACAGATTTTGGAGATTTAACAGCTACTAGAAGAAATATGCAGAATGGTTTAGCTTCTAATTCAATTAGAGGATTATTTTTAGGTGGATATGAACCAACTTTTGTAAATAAGATAGAGTTTATTACAATGGCTTCAACTGGTGATGCAACTGATTTTGGAGATATGCTTGGAGCTGAAGCAGATGCTGGAGTTGCCTCTAATGGACATGGTGGTATAGAAATAGGTGTAGATCAAAGACCATCTGTAACCTATATGCATGGATCAGGAAGAGGATTATTTATGGGAGGAAGAAGTCCAACTCTATCTACAGTCATACATATGAATCACATTCCAACAACAGGTAATTCATCAGATTTTGGAGATTTAATAACAGCAATGAGAAGTATGTCTAATGCTTCAAGTTCAACTCGTGCTCTTTCAGCAGGAGGATATGGTTCTGATTACACAAATACAATTGAATCTGTTGAATTTCAATCATTAGGTAATGCTGCAGACTTTGGAAATTTAACGGTTTCTGCTTATGATCCACAAAATGGAAATGTAGGTAGCACTACTAGAGGAATTTTTGCAGGAGGTCATGTTAACCCTACTCAAAATGATACAATAGGGTATGTAACCATAGCAACTATGGGGGATGCAAGTGATTTTGGAAATTTAAGTGTAGGTCGTCAAAGTATAGGAGGTATTAGTAGTAGTACAAGAGGTGTATTTGCTGGCGGAACTGAAGCATCAGCACCTAATCCAGGAGCAGTAAATACAATTGAATATATAACAATTGCAAACACAGGTAATACAACAGACTTTGGAGATTTAAGTGCAGTTAGAACAGAAACAACTGGTATTTCTTCTAGCACAAGAGGTATAGTTTCAGGAGGACAAAATTATCCAAGTAATTATAATATTATGGAATACGTTACAATAGCTTCAACGGGTGATGTAACAGACTTTGGTAATTTAACTTCTGCAAGATATGATACTAGTTCTCTATCAAACTCAATTAGAGGTGTGACAGGAGGTGGAGCTAATCCCAGTGTTTCAAATGTAATTGATTATGTAGCTATTGCTTCAACTGGCGACGCTGCTGATTTTGGAGATTTAATAGCTGTTAGAAGGGGTTTAGTTGGAAACTCAGACTCACATGGTGGACTTTAGGTATAAAATATAATATACATTCTGCATGAAAGAAGAATTATTACAAATATTTCCAACGCCTGTTCTTATTACAAAGTATGAAAATAATTTAAGTAAAGAAATAGAGTATGTAGATAATTTAACTTATAAAGAACAAAAATCTAATGCTAATTTTAAATCTCAAAATACATACTTATTAGAAATAGAAGAATTAAAAAATTTAAAAGATTTTTTTTATGAAAGTTTAAATAAGTATACTAAAAATATTTCACAGTCAGATCAAAGATTAGTTATTACTCAATGCTGGGCTAATAAAAACCCACCAGGATCAAAGCATCATGAACATGTGCATCCTAATAGTATGTTAAGTGGAGTATTTTATTTAAGACAAGATAAAACATTACCTCCCATATCATTTTCTAAATCAATACAAACTGCTATGAAACTGGATCCTAAAAAATATAACAATTTAAACTCAGAAACATTTTTATTACCTTGTACAGCTGGAGAATTACTATTATTTCCATCAAATTTAAAACATAGTGTGCCATTAAATTTAGGAAAAGAATCAAGATTAAGTATGTCTTTTAATACATTTAGTGTGGATACATTAGGTAGTGAAGATAGTTTAACCCATTTAGATATAAGGAAAATAATGAATGAGCACAATTGAAGATTATATATACGTAGAAAATCACATACCCGTAGAGTTATGCGAAGCATTGATTGATGAATGCAACAAGAAAGAATGGAAAAAACACACTTGGAATAATTATGCTACAGGAACATTTGAATCTGAACCTACAAAAGAATTAGATGTAATGAATTGCACACAAGAACAACAAGATAAAATAACACCATATTTAATAAAAGCATTAGAAAAGTATCAAATAAAATACAGCGTTCCAGGAGACAAGACTCAAGGACCATGGCTTACAAAGTTTAGTCCAATACGTTTTAACAAATATGAAATTGGCACTATGATGAGAGAACACTACGATCACATCCACAGTATATTTGATGGTAAAATGAAAGGAGTGCCACTGGTATCTATTGTAGCAAATCTTAATGAAAATTATGAGGGGTCAGAATTCTATTGCAGAGGTAAAGAAATTAAGTTAAAAACAGGTGATATACTTTTATTTCCGTCTAATTTTATGTATCCACACGAAGTAAAAGAAGCAACTAAAGGCACTAGATATTCATTTGTAAGCTGGGCTTTTTAGTAATATAAAGGGTTATATGTTACAGAAGGTAAAATTTGCACCAGGATTCAATAAACAAGTTACAGATACCGGTGGTGAGAATCAATGGGTTGGAGGAGACAACGTTCGATTTAGATACGGCACGCCTGAAAAAATAGGTGGCTGGGCACAATTAGGATCTGTTGAATTAACTGGCCGTAATACAGCTATCCATCATTTTGTTAATGCATCAGGTATCAAGTATGCTGCACTAGGAACTAGTAGTATTTTGTATGCGTACTCTGGTGGTATTTTTTATGACATTCACCCAATTAAAACTACAACAACTTTAACATCAGCTTTTAGCACAACTAATGGATCAGCAACTGTAACTATAACTTTTGCATCAGCACATAATATGAATAAAGGTGATATTATTTTATGTGATAATTTTTCAAGTATTACTAATTCTAATTTTGCATCTGGTGATTTTAATGACATAAAATTTATGGTAGCATCAATACCAACAGATACTACATTAACTATAACTATGTCTTCTAACGAATCAGGGTCAGGAGCAAGTACATCAGGTGGTATTAGAGTAAAACATTATTACCCTGTAGGACCTGCAACTGAAACAGCAACAACAGGTTGGGGCCTTGGATCATGGGGTGGTCAAGCACAAGGACA